GAATTCTTTACCGTCCGTCATCGTCTGGCAAGGCGATGGTTATCGCTTGCAAGACGCCCTTCCACCTTCTCTCTTAGGAGAAAGATGGACGGGATCTCGGAGAAACCGAATCAGGTTCTCCCAGATCGCTGATTGCGACATCAAGATGTACGTAATCATGCGGCATACTCACTGGGGCAACGCCCTACGTGAGATATGTGCAGACCCAGACCATGAGAAACATGGCTGGGGTCTGAACCTCAAGAGAAGGCTACGCGCACTTCTCTTGGGGAAACCTGATCCAATCTGGACTACCAGACAGGTCAGGTCAATTTACTGTGAGCCGGAGAAACTCCGTTCCAGTAAATCCCGGTCTCAACGCCTCATTGAGGTATTGAAAACGGTCGACGGGATGTTCTTCCAGAGGTTTCTGGGATTTCCCGAAGAAGAGTGGACGTGGTCGCGATACGACACGTTCATTCTTGGGAACCTCTCTCACTTGATAAGTGATGAGTTTCTCGATGGTGAGCTGTGCGATGGAATCGACCAGCACACCACGTTTTACGGTCAGCTTAAAAGCGTCCGTAAAACCTTCAAGGAGTACGCCCACAAGCGTAACCTTGAAGGCCTCTCTCGGATTTACGATAGTATTCCGGAGTGGCTACGGCAGTTCATCCCGCTTTGGGAAGAAACTAGCCGTACAGAAGGTCACAGGTATGATTACCTAGTGGGCCTTCTGTCCCAAACGAGGGGATGTGGAACACCTCCTCCTTTGGTAATCCTGCAGGCCAAGATAAAATTCTTGAATGTCGTGCAGGATCCACCAACTCCCCTTTCTGCGACGCAGAAGGGGTTGGTGCAGGCTGCTCTGGATCAGACTCTAAGTGATCTGCCAGACAGCGCTTTCACAGGACTCTCGACTAAGTCGAGGATCACTGTGGCAACCACCGCTTGTTGGGAAAAGACCCGACAAGAAGGTGGGACGCTCGAGGAAATATCAGAATTGGTATTCCCCGGAGCGTACGGGATGAAGGCTCCTGTAAGGGACCTTCACACCGGTAAGGTGGTCACCCGTATGACAATGTCAGACGGGACCATCGGCGAGTACGTGTTCTGGCTGTGCCTAGACTCAGTACTTCGGACACCACCGGATGTGCTCAGAAGAGCATATCTGACAGTGGTGAGAGAGCCGGGTAAGGGTAGATCCGTTACCAAGGCCTCTGCTTGCCTCAAGATCGTTCTTGATCTTGTTAGCAAGATCTCGGCAGTACCCCTTGAAAGAGGTATACCGAGCTCCCACTCGGGGATGGGCAAAGCCCACCACGGGTGGAACTTCTTCCTTGAACTGATGTCAGTCCAAAGGAAAGAAGAACTCTTCTCCGTCGCAGAGCGCGATGAGAGAGAGTTTGCGGACCACGTCGAAAGGCTCGACGTGTACGCAGACCTTTTCGTATCTAGTACAGATTACGAAACGGCCACCGATTATCTTAACCACGATGTGGCTAGGATGCTCGGGGATGGGTGGATGCGACGATGTGGCATACCACCC